GGATAATTCGGCGTCTGATTTGCCATAACTAATTTGAATATCAGGTAAAGTTAATTGTTTGAACCATTGAGAAAAATGTCTGGTGGTAGACGAAAAGATGCAGTTCATAAGTTTTGACCATGCTGAAATGCCTTGTCCATCTTTGTACAGAGCATCATAACCGTGTTCGAGCACAAATTTAGGTTGTCTTTTGAGATGGAATTGAACTAACTCATGATATGAAGAATACCATTCTTTTTCAAGATCATCAATTTTATTGGGTTTACCATCTAACATAGCATCGAAAATGTATCGAATAGATGTTTTAAGGTTCTTATGTTTACGATTGATTGATTCTAAAGATGTACTAAAATTTTTTGTTTGTTGAACATCTTCACCGAGTACAATAGAATTGAGTAATGCGAAATCAGCGTCTTTGGGATATTTCTTCTGCAATTCAGTTAAATAGGCGGTGAGATGCATCATTTCTGATTCACCCTGTCTCTTGTGTGAAATGAATTTTTTCCAATCTTTTCGCATGAATTTGTCAAGACCTTTAGTGTAAAGTTCGATCATTTGGGAATCGACGTGTCTTTTCTCATCAGCATATCTACCGACAACGGTTGAAACTAATCTGGTGTGATCTTTAGGGTGGTAATGCAAAAGATAATTTTTTGTTGCGAATTTTCTTCCTTTTAGGTTGATGTCGTTACTGTTCATCATACCGGGTGACAATTTAAATCTTTCTTTGCTAATTACTTGAGGTATAACATCTGTTTTATATGCTATGATGTTGCTGCTGGTGTCATTAGTTGGTAGCATCACGCGGTCGAATATTGTTTCGACGTCGCTTTGTTGCACAACGGTGCATTGCGGTGTAGTAAGGACCTGATGGATTGGTTTCTTGTCTACTTTAGTTTCGATATATGATGTGGAGTGCACATTAATACCGAATTTTTGCAATGCTCTTTCCATTGGGCTGGATAATATTGTCAAAAATTTTTTATTATCGGATTCAGGTCCGTGTAAAATTATGCGATGGGTGGCACGACTCATGGCAGTGTAAACGTATTTAACTTGGTCTTGAGTTATACTACTAATGTCTGGTGTGTAAATATGTACGGTGTGTCTAGTGTTGCCTTGCATCGCATTGATGGTTTGGACTTTACATTTATGTTCGATTTGTAAAAAATTTTTCATTTTTTGTGTAGCGCACAATAATACAGAATTCTTTTCTTGTTCTACTGATTTTAAAGTATCAACACCTTCGAAGGTAATTGAACCTTGTTCTTTTGAAGTTGTTGTACAACCCGGTATGTAGTTTTGGAATAATTTGGCCACGCAAATGGGTGATCTGTGTGTGACTGTCTCATAACTCATCCCGGGTTTATATTTAACTGAGAACAATGAACCGTGTGCTTGATAATCGCGGTCTGTAATTTGTTCGCTATCGCCTAGGCCAAATATTTTGACCTTTGGATTATTTTGAATGGCGAGACTAGATATAATGCTGATGTAAATAGGTTGTATGGCAAACACCTCATCGAGTATTATGTAGTCGAAAGAACGACCAGATAAGAGCGATTTGACGAACACTTGGTGTGTTAAGGCATTTTGATCTTTGATATCAGCAATAACATTATTAAATGGTGCAATGATAACAGAGCACTTTGGGCACATATTTTCTAAGAAAGTGCGGGATTTTCGACCGCCGGCGATACCATTACAACATGGTAAAACAATTTGATTGGAGCAACTGCTAATTGTTTTGGTTAATTTAAGTGTATCTTCTTCGCTAAGCTCTACTGTTTTCTTAAATGAAGAGGTAATCTCGTTGACCAGATCATCGGGTTTGGGTTTGAATTGGAAAGTAGCGTCACAGTTGATGCGATGTGTCCAGTTGTGTTTGCATTTACATGTTTGATTTTTTGCTTTGATTTTTTCTGTTGATAATGATGTTGTTTTGTCGTCGAGTGGTTCTTCAGGGACATTAGTTGGTTCAAATGATAATGATGTATCCGCCGGTGACGATGAGATAGGATTAATTTTTGGTGAATCATCGACTCTTTCACCTCTAGGTAAGTCGATATTAGTTTCTTTGGGTGGTGAGGATGGTTCTGGAATGTGGTTCTCGAAGTCGTACGACAAATACTCTTCGATTTTAGCGCGTTTGACGGGTTTACGTAAGATGCTTTTTTTGTTTTGCCTCCTCTTTATCGAGTTCTTCCTCGTATTCACGCATAAAATCTTCCATAGATGCAGACAGGTTTTCTTTGTTTTCTTCAACTACAGTTTCCTCATGTACATTGGTGGCCGTAGCTTCGACATCTTCAGTTGAATTATTAACGTCAGATTCGTTCTCCTCGGGTAAGATTTCTAATTTATATTCAGGTTTATCAAGAACAAATTTAACTTTATGGGATGTTGGTAAAGCGGGCTCGAGTATTGATCGGTCGATGGGTTTATTTTCAAAAATGCGATCGCATTTGATTGGTTGTAATGGTTCAAGCAGCGCTTCACGCATGAAGAACTGTTTGGCACCCATTACATCACATGTGTTGAAATCTTGTTCATCAACATCAGTCTCACCTGGGTTAATGATGTAATATACTTCACTAGATTTAATATTAGAAAATTCGCTGACTATGGTTTTAAGATTAACTGGTGAAGTATTAATTAAATTCAGTTTATTTGTGAAGTCAGTGTCATCATAATGATCTAATTTAAACAATACGACACTCTTGTATTGTACGGATAAAAGGATGAGCGAGCGCAAAACACCGATGCTGGGCATGTAATCGAAAATGAATAATGAATTATTATTGAAAGTGGTGTTTTGTATAAGATTATCAATATTGTTATATGATGAAATTATGAATGTTTTAAGGTGATCGTACAATTTTAGGCTGCCCATACCATTGTATGAGAAGGCTTCATAACGAGGTAATTTTTCGTCTGCTTTGCGAAGCTCATTGTAAAATTCTAACCAAGTGCCTGGTGCGCAGCTAAGATCGTATATAGTGGACCTGTCGCGGTAACTACATGCGTGAAGAACGTCAGCAAGTTTATAGCGCATTCTATTTTTATCATAAGTTCTCTCCAGCAATTTTGAATAATCAGTTAGATCTTCGTCATGTACGATATTAGTCTCGTTGGCATGAGTAAGTGGTATATAACCGCCATGTTTACAACATTTGATGTCGTAATATTTCTTTTCTTGTTCGGCGGTTAAAAAAGTGAGGATGTACTTAAATTTATATCTGGCTAATGTGGTTTTGAAACAACAAACATTACCGCCGTACAATGCGGTACCGATGAGTGGTAAAAGGACTGTTTTGCCAGTGGAGTCAGATAATGCTTTAAGTTTGCCGAGTATTTCATTTAATCTGGAATTAGTTGCATGCAAATCGGCTTTACCGCGGTTGTTGTAAGCAACGACTAATGCACAAGTATAACCTTTATGAATTATGGTGTGGAAATTTTGGATAGGTTTACTTATTTTTGCGCTATAATTTGGAAATTTGTTGACGAAGGCTAAGGCTTGTCCAGCGCCATCTTGTAGCATGTTATTGGCACAATTGACATATATATATTTAGCGTCTTCGGGTGTGTCTTGATAATCACCGACATAAGCGCGACCGGGTTTGCAATGACATTCAACGATGGTCCAATGTTGGTTATCTAAATTAATGTTTAGATATGGACCGTCACCGAAAATATTTGTGTGAGTAATTACACCAAATATGTATATACGAATGTTGATTTTATTATGTTTGGCTATGTAAAAT